CAGGATAGGGCTGTAAATTCTATCAGAGAATTAAAACAGGCTATTAAAGAGGCTGAATTTGAAGCATTAAAATTATCTCAACAATTTGGAGAAACTGATCCAAGAGTTGTTGCATTAAGACAACAGATTGGTGGGTTAAAAGATACTATTCAAGATAGTGCAGAGGCTACTGCAAACTTCGCTAAGGGTGCAGGTGCTTTCCCTGCAATTGCAAAAGGTATACAAGGTATTGCATCTGGATTTGCTGCTGCTCAGGGTGCTATCGGATTATTCGGCTCTGAATCTAAGGAGTTAGAAAAGCAACTTTTGAGAGTTCAATCAGCACTTGCACTTGCTCAGGGATTAGAGGGGCTTTTACAGGCAAAGGATGCATTTGTAAACTTGGCTGCAATAGTTAGAGGCGGTGTTACTCAAGCATTCAAAGGATTATCATTTGTTTTTAGTTCTGGATTGTTTTTACCTATCTCAATAATTATTGGTGCTATTGCCACCAATTGGGAGAGTCTTAAAAAAGCTGTTAGTTCATCACTACCATTTCTAAGTAAGGCAGCAGAATATTTCACAAAAATAAGTAACGCAGTTACAGACTTTTTAGGTTTAACAAGTGAGGCAGAAAGGGATTTGGATAGATGGGCAATTGCAATTGATAAATCAAATAAGGCATCTGAAAATAGGATTAAAATTTTACAATCTCAGGGCAATAAAGAAAAGGAAATTTACGAAGAAAGGGTTAAGCAGATAAATAATGAACTTGCTTTTATTGAGAATAAATTTAAAGTTAATGGCAAACTAACTGATGAGGAATATGATAGGCAGCAGGAGTTGTTGACTCAAAGAACAGTTCTTACAAATGAGGAGGTTAGGAGAGAGCAGGAAAAGAATATGAAGATTAAGCAAGAGAGAGAGAAAAGGAGAATGGATGAGTATGATGAATTTGTTAAACATATTGGTACATTAAAATCACAAAGTGATGCAGAGATAGAGTTGCAGAAGTTTTTGATTGATGAAAAGAAAAAGAAAGATCAGGAATATTTTGATTGGCAAGTTGCACAGGCTCAAAAGGCATATGATCAAACTGAGGCTGAGGTTGAACTACAAAAATTCCTTTATGAAAAAGATGTAAAAGCAAAAGAAGCTGCTGAAGAAATGAAATTCCAAATAGCACAAAACTATGTTAATGCTGTTGGATTTTTATTTGATAGGGGAACTGCTTTAGGAAAAGCTGCTGCACTTGCAAGTATTGCTTTAGATGTTGCTAATGGATATACAAGAGGTTTAGCAATTGCACAAGAAGGAGCAAAAGGAACTGGTCCTGCTGCACCATTTGCATTCCCATTATTCTATTCAACACAAGTACTTGCTATTTTAACAGCAGCAGCGAAGGCAAAGCAAACATTGGCTACAGTAAAAGGTGGAGGTGCTTTGAGTTTTCCAACTCCAACAGGTCAAGCACCATTAGCACCTGCATTGCCAACAGCAAATTTGACTGCATTAAATCAGGAAACAATCAATGCACTTGGAAATCAGGCAATCAGAGCCTATGTAATTGAAACTGATATGACTACAAGTCAACAAAGAATACAGGCAATTAGACAAAGAGCCAGATTCGGTTAAGTTGATAATATTCAATAAAATAAACATTTATAGACATGGAATTACCAATATTTGAACTCAAGATCAACGATGATATCAATGATGATGCAGAGGTGAACTTTGTGGCATTAGTTGACAGACCTGCGATCCAAAGAAATTGGAATGCATTTAAAGAAAAGTATAAGTTTGAAATATCTTCTGAGGAAAAGCGTATCATTAGTGGTGCTCTCATGTTGGCTGATACTCCAATTTTTAGGAGTGATGCTACTCATGGTGATTACTATGTTATGTTTAGTAAGGATACTATTTTCAAGATTGCTCAAAAGTTTTTTAAAAAAGGATATCAGGCAAATGTGAATGTTAATCATGATCCATCACAAAAGGTTGATGGTGTGGTTATGTTCGAGAGTTTTATATCAGATCAGGAAAGAGGGATTGCACCGATGAAAGGTTTTGAAGATGCTCCTGATGGTTCATGGTTTGGCAGCTTTAAGGTTGAAGATGATGAAACATGGCAAAAGGTAAAGAACGGTGAAGTCAAAGGATTTTCTGTTGAGGGAGTCTTTGAATATAGCAAAACAAAGAGCAAGGATCAAGAGATGTTGGATCAGATAAAGAAAATTTTATCTGCCATAAGTGATAAATAAACGTATTCATTAACATTTAAAAATAAAGTATGAACGCAAAAGAGGCAATCCTAAAAATTAGGGCATTATTCGAAGATATGCCACAGGAGGAAAAACCTGTTGAGGAAGCAAAACAAGATTTTGCTGAATATCAACTTGCAGATGGTACTAAGGTTATGATTTCATCTCTTGAAATAGGCGGTGAGGTTAAACTTGAAGATGGTTCATTTGCACCTGATGGTGATCATCAACTCGCTGATGGTTCACAAATCTCTGTTTTAGATGGCAAGATTACTGAAATCGAAGCTGCAGAAAAACCAGAGGCTGATATGCCAGAAGTTGAAGTTGAAGCAAAGAAAGACAAAAAAATGGAGGAAATGGCTGCAGAATTTGCTGCAAAAATTTCTGAGTTGAACGGATTAATCGAAGCCTTAAATGCTAAGGTATCTTCAATTGAAGATAAATCTAAGCAAGGTTTTTCACAGGTAGTTGATTTGATTGAGGAGGTTACAAAAATGCCTCAGGCTGATCCAATTGAAAAGCCACAATCATTCAAATTTGAAGCTACAAAAGACATTAAGTTTGAAAGACTTAATAAATACAGACACGCAATTTTAAACTCTAAAAACTAAAACAAAATGGCATTTAACGTTTCTGCATTAGCAGATTACACAGAACAGAACGAAGCACTTTTGGTTACATCCTCTGTGCTTGGTGCTAAAACTGCATCTTTGATTAAGAGTGCAGGTAACGTGATGGTAGGTGTTAAATCATCTGAAACCATCAATATCATGGACACAGACGCAATTTTCCAAAGCGGTTCAAGCTGTGGATTTACTGCATCTGGTTCAACAACTTTCACTCAAAGAACTGTGACTGTTGGAAAAATTAAAGTAAACGAAGCTCTTTGTCCAAAAGACCTTGAGGCTAAGTACTTGCAAAAAGCATTGCCTACAGGTTCAATGTATGACAGCATTCCATTCGAACAAGAGTTTTCTGAAAAGAAAGCTAAAAGAATTGCTGCTCAACTTGAAACTGCTCTTTGGCAAGGTGATACTGATTCAGTTAACGTAAACCTCAACAAATTTGATGGTTTGGTTAAATTGATCGGTGCTGCATCTGGTGTTGTTGCTGCTAATGCATCAACTTACATCTCTGGTGCTCCTTTGTCAAGCATTACTTCTGCAAATGTGATCAGCATTTTTGATGGTATCTACAAAGCAATCCCTGCACAGGTTGTTGCTGCTGATGATATGACTATCTTCTGCGGTCAAGATTTGTTTAGAACTTACACAATTGCATTGAAAGATGCTAATCAGTTTCATTATTCAATTGATGTTAAAGCTGATAGCGAGTTTATCCTTCCGGGTACAACTATCAAAGTTGTAGCTGTTGCAGGTTTGAACGGTACTAACAAGGCATATGCTTTGAGATTGAGTAACTTGTTCTTGGGAACAGACCTTTTGAATGAAGAAGAAAAATTTGAAATCTTCTATGCAAAAGAAGCTGATCAAGTACGTTTCGTATCTGAGTTCAAGATGGGTGTGAATATTGCATTCCCAGATGAGATTGTAAGATTTATTCTTGCATAATTAACAGGGCAGCCTAAAAACTGCCCTATTTTAAATAAATAAAACTTAATCAAATGGCTTGTGCTCTAACACAAGGTTACACATTAGATTGTAAAGATTCACTCGGTGGCATAGTTGAAGTTTACTTCATGGCATCTCAAGATGTGGCATCTTATACTGTTTCAGGTGGTGTTATGACATCACTCACAAAAGACACAGGAAAAAGATTCTACAAATATGAGCTTGTAAAATCTACATCAAGTTTTGTTGAAAATATAAATGCATCTGTTGAAAACGGAACTATATTTTATCAACAAGAATTGACTGTTGTATTGAATAAACTTCAAGTAAATACAAGAAATGAAATCTTGTTACTTGCCAAGAATCTTTTGGTCGCTGTAGCCAAAGACAATAACGGTAAATATTGGTACATGGGATTGACAAGAGGACTTGACATCACAGCAGGTTCATCTCAATCAGGTACTGCAGAAGGTGACAGAAGTGGTTACACACTTACTTTCACAGCAAAAGAACCAGAACTTGCTCCTGAGGTAAACTCTACAGTTGCAGGTCAACTTCAAACTGCAGGTTCATAATATATATAGTGCTTTTAGGTGAATTTGCCCTGCCTTTTTAGGTGGGGCATTTTTGTTAATATCCAACAATTCTTGCATTTATATTTGATGATACAGTTAACAAAGGGACAGACTCAGTATATATATTTAACTTTAACTGAGAAACAGTTATTGTCAAATCCTAATTATTTGTTCATCTTTACCAATAGGAGTTCAAATCTTGAGGTTAAATTTGTATTGTTAAATGCTGCTGATGTGAGTCAATATAAAGACAGATATAATAAATTTCAGATTGTTACAAATACTTATTTTGGCAGCAGCCTAAATGGTCAATGGACATATGATGTTTATGAGCAGACAAGCACATCAAATACAAATCCTGCAGGATTAAATAAATTGGAAAGTGGCATAATGATGTTAAATCAGGCATCTACAGTATTTACTGAGTATGCAACTACAGACACTTATAAAATAAGAGAATGATAAGTAATCAGAACATAGGAAACTACGTTTTAGTACAATTTGCAGAGGCTAAACAACCTGAGTACAGAGAAAAGAAAGGCGAAGGTTATATGCAGTATGGGGATAGAAATGATTATCCAACATATTTGGTTGAGCTATTCAATAAATCTGCAAAACACAATGCAATTGTAAGAAATAAAGTTCACTATATTATCGGTAACGGATGGGTAGGTAGTGAGCAAAGTCAACCTTTCATTGATAGCCCAAATAGGAGTGAAAGTCTGGATGATCTTTCCAGAAAGGTTAGCTTAGATATGGAGCTTTTTGGAGGTGCATACTTAGAGGTAATCTGGGGAATCGGAAAGGTTTCTGAGATTTGGCATTGTGATTATACTAAATTTAGAACAAATAAAGATAATACTCAGTTCTGGTATAAGGAAGATTGGAAAGATAGTAAGGAAAAATATGAGGTTTATCCTGCATTCAATCCTAAAAACCCACAGGGAAAACAAATCCTATATTTAAAAGAATACAGACCTAATGGCGGTGTTTATTCCCTGCCATCATACTTTGGTGCTCTTAACTATATTGAGTCCGATATTGAGGTTTCTAAGCACGTTTTAGGCAATGCTAAAACAGGATTCTCTGCGAGTAAGTTAATTACCCTTCCTAATGGTGAGCCTTCACCTGAGGAGCAGAGAGTCGTACACAATAAGTTTAAGAATACTTATACAGGTGCTGATGGTATCAAATATATGTTGGCATTTGTAAACGATGCATCCAGAAAACCAATAGTTGATGATTTAGGGCAGTCTGATTTAACAAAGGAAGACTTCGGTAGGGTTGATGAATTGATTCAAACTAACATATTTAGCGGTCATCAGGTTACAACTCCATCAATATTTGGTATTGCGGTTGCAGGTAAGTTGGGGACAAGGACTGAAATGAGGGATGGGTATGAGATTTTCAAAAATACTTACGTTAATGGTAAGCAAATGTTTTTGGAGTCTGCATTCAATATGTTGGCAGGTTATGCAGGATATGTAGAAGATTTGAAACTATTGGCTACTGAGCCTGTTGGAATTGAGTTCAGCGAGTCAACAATTTTGCAGATAGCTCCAAAAGAGTGGATCATTGAGAAACTTGGTATTGATATGAGCAAATATCAAAAACCTGAGCAACCTATTCAGCAATCTGTTCAAAATTTTGCTGATGAATTTAAAATATTCTTTGAATTTGGTGAAGATAAAGATCAATTCAATGTATGGAAAACTAAGCATTTATTTGGTGATGTTGAATTATTTGCTGATGTAACTCAACTACAATCTAATGTTTTGGATTTGATCGTTAAAGATAAAAGAATAACTCCAGAGGTTATTGCTGAAACATTAGGGGAAGATGTTGGCTCAATAAAAAGAGTCATAAATAATTTGGTTGATAAAGGTTTTTTGGATGTTAAGGAAACTGTAATTGGAGAGGGTATTGATTCTAACATAATCATTGAAAGAAAATTAACTGCTCCAATATCTGAAATAGTTCAAAAAATAAAACCTGTAACAACTGAGTTTTTGATCAGATATTCATATGAATGGAAAAAGGGGATACCTACAGGTCAAAGAGATTCAGCTACTCACCCTTCAAGAGAGTTCTGTAAATATTTAATGGATGCAAATAAAATGTATTCCAGAAGTGAGATTGAACAAATGAGTGCGAGATTAGGATATTCTGTTTGGGATAGAAGGGGCGGTTGGTGGACTCAGCCTAATGGCAGTCATTCACCATCTTGCAGACATGAATGGGTTTCTAACATTGTAACAAGGAAATAAAATGAGTTTAAACATACTTTTTATATCGGTTGACACGATCAAAGACAGAACAGGATTGCACAACAATGTGGATGAAAAATTAATCCTGCCAGAAATCAAAGCTGCACAGGATATATACATTCTACCTGCTTTGGGTTCTGCTCTTTACAATAGATTACAGGATGGTATTAATAACAATAATCTGACTCAGGCTGAAATAACTCTGATGAATGATTATATAGTGGACACATTAGTAAACTTTGTTTTAAGTGAATTGCCACAGGGTTTGAGTTTCCAATATTATAACAAAGGACTGCTAAGAAAAACAGGTGAGAATTTTGAATCACCTTCTATGCAGGACATGATTGATATTGCTAACAGATATAAAGGCAGAGCAGAATATTACAAACAAAGATTAATTAAGTATTTGAAAGAGCAATCATCGAAAGGCAATTTCCCACTTTACTTGAATCCAGGTTCTGGTATTGATACAGTAAGACCTGAGCATGATGGTTATACTGCAACTATTTATCTTGGTGATGATACCTGTTGCGGAGGAAAAAAATATTATAAAGATTTTAAATACATATATCAGGGCGATAATCCACCATGCTGTTATGAGTAAACAAGCTAATTTGAAAAATCAAAAGAAATTGCAGATTTATCTGAAGAAACATGGCAACAACACTAACACTAAACCAAACGATAAAGGCTCTGACAGATTACGGAAACAACCACGCTCAAATTAATTTCGTTTATTTTGGTGAGGTTTATAATCGTTTGAGTCAGGAAGATGTGACATATCCTGCCATGTTTATTACACTTGAAAGTTCAAATATACTTTCAAAGCAGATTGAGTTCAGATTCAGTCTTTATTTTATGGATAGGCAATTGCAGGAAACAGAAGGTCAGGAAGTGTTATCTGACATGACTCAGGTTTGCGGTGATATTGTAGCTCAGATTAGAGATAATGCAAATGTTTGGGATGCTCCAACTACAATTCCTTTGGAATATTTTGTTGAAGGTGATCCAGATTATTTGGCAGGTGTGAGAGCAGATGTTACTTTAACTTTACCATTAATTAACGATAGGTGTCAAGTCCCAACTAAATAAATATGGATAGTAAAAAAATAAATCAGTTAGGTACAAACGTTTCTCCTGTATTATCAGATTTGACTGTTATTGGCAATCCAATTACAGGACAATTAAAAAAGATTACATGGTTACAGGTTGCTAACATGATTGGCACAGCAGGAACAGGTGCAGTATTGAAAACAGAGGTTACTAACAGAACAGGAGTTACTTTAACAAAGGGAACTGTAGTTTATATTAATGGTGCTTACAATGGCATTCCAACTGTTGCAAAGGCTCAGGCTAATGCAGAAGCAACATCTGCACAAACATTTGGATTGATTGAAAATGATATTGATAATTTTGCAAATGGATTTGTGGTAATAGCAGGTAAATTGACTGATGCTAATACAAATGGAATTGCAGCAGGAACGCAACTTTATCTATCAGGTTCAACTGCAGGTGGGTTTACAACAACGAAACCATATGCTCCAACAAGATTAGTATATGTTGGAATTGTAATAAAAGAAAGTGCAACAGAAGGTATTATTGAGGTTGCTATTCAAAATGGAGTTGATTTATCAGAAATACATGATGTTTCTGCACAAACTCCTGCAAATAATGATGGAATATTTTATAATTCTACAACAGGACTCTGGGAAAGCAAAAGCATATCAACTGTTTATACTCCACCTGTAACATCTGTATTTGGCAGAACAGGTGCTGTTGTTGCAGCAGAGGGTGACTACAATTTAACTCAACTTGGTGATGTAACAATATCATCGCCCACTAATGGTCAAGTTTTAAAATACAATGGTACAGCATGGGTTAATGGTACTGATAGCGGTATAACAGGTAGCGGAACTGCAAATCAGTTAGCATATTTTGATAGTACAAGTTCAATAACCTCATCATCAAATTTTACAATAAATAACTCAACAGGTTATTTAATTGCTCCATACATTTTTGCATCAACTGAATTAGTTATCTCAGGTACAAGTGGCGACAATAATAAAATTTATTTGAGTGGTACTGATTTCATGATCAGATCAACATTTGATAATTTAAGATTACAAGGTGGCATTAATAACTCAAATAAAAGACAGGTTAATATCTACAATGGTGATACACTTGCAATAAATGTTGAAACAACAGGTGTTACTACTTTCTATAATATACCAGCTCTTGCAACCGCAGCAAGTTTATTTTTGGTTAGTGATAGTGGAGGATTGAAAAGCAGAACAGCAGCACAGGTTTTATCTGATATTGGAGCACAGGGTGCATTAACATTAACTACAACAGGAACAAGTGGAGCAGCAACATTAGTTGGTAATACTTTAAATATACCACAATATCAATCTGTTTTAACTAATCCTGTGACAGGAACAGGATCAGCAGGACAAGTTGCATATTGGACAGGGACAACTACACAAACAGGCAGCAATAATTTATTTTGGGATGCTACCAATTCAAGATTGGGTATTGGATTAGTTAATCCCGACTACCCTCTGCATATTTCTACTACAGGTAATTCTGCATCAAGAGTTGATTTAATTAGTACAACTGTTCTTACTAACATTTGGAATCAAGCTGCAGATGGAATAGTTATTGGAAACAACATAGCAAATTCAGGTAACATTGGTGCAGGTGTTGGTATTAAATTTATTTTGTCAACAACTTCAAATCCTTTTGCAGGAATTTATGCAATTAGAGAATCTACAACAGCAAGTGCATTAACTTTCTGGACTCAAGATGTAAATGGAAGTGTTCTTGAGAGAGTAAAAATAACAGGAACAGGTCTTTCTTATTTCTATAACAATATATATGGTAGCACACATATATATTTTGGAATGAATACAGGTGCTGATTATTATCTCAGGACTCCTAATGTTGATGCAACATCTACAGGCAGAAGGGGATTAATGTTAAGCAATGGTTCAACTACTGATTTGAAAATTGTTGCAGGTGGAAATCAAACTCTTGGGAATTGGACAGAGAGTGATAAATTAATGGTGATTGGTACAGGTTATCAGGGTGGAGGAGGAAGTGGAGAAACTATTTTATTCCATTCATCAGGAATAGGGAATATGATGGCTATCTCTGCTTTAAATTCTACTATTTATACATATCTGCCAACACAATCACAAAGTACAATCTCATTAATGAACTCAAGCAGTTCATATATTGATTTTACAATTCCAAAGGCATCATTCAATTTACAATTTTATGGTAACTATTGGAATAGTTCAACAGGTGCAACACAACTTTATTCAGGTGCTATTTTTGGAATACCAAACACAAGCAACGTAGCATCTGCACCTTCAACAAGAATAGTAATTCAACCCGGAAGCACAGACACTATTTATGCTTTATCTACAGGAGTCGTTAGATTCCCTCAATATGGTTCAAATGGATTCTTAAAAAGTTCAAATAGTGATGGTACAATAATTGTTGATACAACATCTTATTTGCCATTAGGAGGGGGAACATTAACGGGTGCTTTATCAGGTACAAGCGGATCATTTTCATCAACATTAACTGCATCTGCTTTTATACCTACAGGATCAACAATACCTACAAATGGTATGTATTTAAGTGCTACAAATAGACTTGCATTCTCTGTTGGTTCTGCAAATGTATTGCAAATGGACTATACAACAGGGATTGCAACATTTAGTCAAGCAGTTACAGGAACATATTTCTTTGTAACAAGTAACTCAGGTACAAATAATTTTGGAGTAAATGTTGAAACAGGAGATGGTTATTTGGGTACATCAACAAATCACGATTTGTATTTAACAAGAAATAATATTGATAGGCTCAGAATAAAATCATCAGGAAATATTATTGCAACAAATACAGTTGGATTAACTCTTGCTGCTCATTCGACAGCAGGTTTATTTATTGGTGATTCATTATCAACATCAGGATCATCATTATTTGTTAAAACAGGTTCTGTTGCATCATATTCAAGTGGTTTTGGTGTTGATGGTACATATTCAGGAGGTCTTTCAAGAATTAATTTGAGAGCAATAGGTTCACAAACTACAGGTGGATATGCATCAGCAATGTCTTTTATATTAGATAATAACGGAACAGCAAGAACTCATGCATCTTTTGATTCAGATAAAGTTTCAAGATTTTATGGTACTGTTGATGGGTTTGTAAATAGCGGAGAAGCAGTTGCAGGTCAATTCCATAGATTGGCATGGAATGGTATTCCTGCATTTTCTGTATATCTTAATAGTGCATCTGCATTTCCTTTTGTTTATTATAGAATGGCTAATGGTAGATTAGGTGTTAATGTTGATAATCCTGCTGTACCATTGGATGTTTCATTGCAATCAGGAACCAATGGTGATGTTATGAGAATGAGCAGAAGTGCAGGTTCTTATACTTGGAGAAAAGGTGTTGATAGTAATTCATTGTATTATATTGCAAATAATGGTGGAACAACATTTTTAAGCATTCATCCTGATAGTGGTTTTGTAAGAACTGAATATGGATCATCATTAAGCAGTGGTTATCATGGTAAAAAAGTTTTAATATATGGTCCATCTTCATCAGAAACAATTAACCTTCCTGCTCAATTCCCTCAAGTTGCATTAGTAAATGGTAACTCTTGGGCTGTTATTGGCAGATGTTGTTTTTTGGGAGCAGGAGGAACTGTAGAAGTAAGAGAGTTTTATATTGGTAAAAGTGCAACAGGAACATGGTCGACTGCATCTTATAATAACATTTCAGCTACAACAGGATCTTTACAATCTGTTACAGGAAGTGGAAATACAATTATAGTAAATATGAACTCAAGCACATATGTAACAATTGAGTTAACTGTTATGATTAGATAATATAAAATAAAATTAATATGAAATATTGGGAAATTAATGCTTTGCAATGTGTGCCTAAAGAAGGTGATATGATTAATGTTGTTCAAATTGTAAATTGGACAAGAGTTTATGAAAAAAATGAAGATCAACTGTATACTGTTCAAAAACAAGGTATGCAATATTTTGAATCACCTGATGAGGCATCTTTTACTCCATACGATGAGTTGACTTTTGATCAGGTTTGCGGATGGTTAGAAGCAAAAATTGATGTGAATGAATTAGATGCTCAATTAGATCAAATCATGCATGAGCAATTGAATCCCAAAATAATAACTCCACCTTTACCATTTAAAGAAAATTAAATATATTTGTAAAAACATATTTATATGCAAAACAAAGATTTAATTTTAACTGCTAACCTATTGGCAGCAAACATGGGTGATCAGTCAACCAAAACCCAAAAGAAACTTAGAAAGATTTATGACAAGATTAAACCTTTCATTGATTCCTATCAGGAGCAACTTGAGGAATTAAGATTAGACAATGCATCTGTGGATGATAAAGGAAACTTAATATTGGATGAAAAGGGTGCTTATAAGTTTTCAAAAGATGCTATTAAGAAACTCAATCAGCAGATCAAAGAATTGTCAGAAAAAGAAATTGAATTTAAACCTATTGAGGTACTCAACCCAGAAGGTTTAGAAATTCATGTGTATTTGCAGGGATGGCTAACAGGAGTTGAATTTAAGCAAGATGAGGAATCTGTTGATCTGTAGCCTGTTCTTAACAGGATGCCTTTCTGAGAGAAAACTTGCGGAAACCTGTGCAGAAAAATTCCCTGTCAAAGAGGAGATAAAAGAGGTTTTAGTCATTGATACAGTACAATCTTTACCAGATACTGTTGTGGTTCATTTTAAGGACTCAAATTTCACTTTTGTCTGTCCTCCTGTACAAACTATCACCAAAACAAAAGAGGTCATTAAAACGCAGGAAAATACTGCTAAAATCGAATCCTTAAAAAAGGCACATCAAAAAGAGATGGAAACCTATATTAAAGATTTCGAAATGCATGAGGAAAAGCACAATAAAGAGATTGAGAAGTTAAAGAAAGATTTAATAAGCTCTCAAGAAAAGGTGGAAAGCTTGAGGAAATTTAAACGATGGTTTTACATTTTAGTGTTAAGTTTAATTGCTTATTTTGCAATTCGTAATAGGTGGTTAAGATTGCCCTTGTAGGAACAGGGGCTTTCTTTTTTAGTGCATATGTCAGCTTTGCCCTGATTTCCTTACTACATAATGTGTCATAAATGGCACTTTCTGAGCGATAAATGAGCCGATAATGAGCGATAAACGGATCACGATGTCCATGTTTTTATAATATTTACAGGACAATTTGCATGGATTTTTCTGAAAATTTATTTTGTTAATTGTAAAATAAGGTTTATATTTGAATCCTAAACCCACTTATTATGCAATTAAAACACATCAAATCAGATGTATACCACCTGATCGGTGGCGATTACATCAACTGTTTCCTAACAGAAAAGGAACTTCTCAGATTAATTAAAAACAATGACATTGCCGATGTTTACAAAACAGCAATCGGTTGGTTTGTCAATCACGATCTTGGTCAACTTCCGTTTCATCACTACCTGAAAGTTATTTCACAAAATGCATTGGATTCTCTTTGTATCATCTTAAACAATGGCATATATGAAAACCAATAGACTTTACATCCCAACTTCCGCACAGGAATACATCAAGAATCAATTTAAAGATAAAGTTACATTTGAAGTGCAAACAGAAAATACTGTTGTTGCTATATTTGAACATGAATTAAATTCATTGGATATAACAGACATATTTTTTGCAGGTGCTTTTTGGGGAATTAATAAATCACTTAAAACAACATAAAATGAACACAGTAAAAATCAAAGGAAAGGACTATGTCCCTGTCCACGAAAGAATCAAATGGCTAAATGACAATTATGAGTACAACATTGAAAGCGATTATCAGTATTATCCAGAAAGAAAAATGTGGGTAGTAAAAGCAAAGTTGACAATTCATGGGGCAGAAAGAGATTACATTTACACAGGACTCGCTCAGGAAATAGAGTCTGACAACTACAGAGAAGTTAATCACACATCTGCTCTGGAAAATGCTGAAACGAGTGCAGTTGGCAGAGCCTGTGCAATGGCAAATATCGGAATTGATACAGGCATTGCATCTGCTGATGAAGTCCAGAAGGCAGTTAATAGAGTTGAGGAAATAGATGAGGAAGGCAGACTTTACCTGTTAACCTTACTTGAAAATACAACATACGAGGAAAGGCAAAAGGAACAATTGGCAGTTAGGATCAGCACCATCAAAACACAGGCTGAGTATGACAAAGCATTATCGAACTTGCAAATGAATCAGATTCAGGACAAAGACCGGATCAGCATGGGCTTAAACTATTCACAAACAGACATTAAAAAAACAATTAAGAATGTTAGACAAGTACAATGATCATTATCAGAGAATGTTGAAGTATCTTGAACAACCATTGCCTCAAGATCCTGAGCAATTAATTGAAAGACTAAACAATCTATCTGTATTAATGACAAGGGCAGGGCAATATATGACTGAATGCCAATACAAAATAGATGAGGTGGTTGATATTGAATGCAAAGTAAATCTTGAAATAATGGATAAATACTCAGCATCAACTTTTAACATGATGATCAAAGCAAAAGCAAAGGATTGGAATAGATTAAAGACAGGTTTTGAAAAGGCTTGTTCTGCTGCTGTTCACCAAATTGATGCTATTCGTACTTTAATAAGTTTTGAAAAAGCAAAAATGCAAATATTATGAACTCTTATCAAAAACTCCCCCCACAGGAAAGGATGGTCATTGTTGCTAAAATCTATCATCATATCTGGTATTCAGAAGATAGATTTCAGGAATTGATGACTACATTAGACAATTGGGATATGAACCCAACAAAGGAAGCTAAATTTTTAAATCAAATAACAAATGGAACAGAACTCACAGAAACCGAACTTCGCTAAAGGAATCTACCTAACAAAAAAGAAAGGCAAAAACGGTGATTACCTTGAACTTGCCATTAAAGATGCAGAATCATATAAAAAGTATGTTTGTTTTTTATCTAAAAAATTGGACAAATATGGAAATGAGTTTTATGTCATATATGACAAAATAAGAGAAGATAAACCTAATTCAGAAACCGAAAATTTACCATTTTGAAACAAGAACAAAATATTACGAGATTATCTATACAAACTCTCATCAAAGATCATTATGAAATGATTAGCAAACTTGAAAAATTATTGGACAATTTCCCTGTAGTTGAAAGAGTTGCAAGGCATAAACGTAGACCTGCAGATGAAATTATATCAATTGTTAATGAGGTGTTTAATACTAATTGTCAGGAAGCATCCAGAAGGCAAAGAGTAAAGGATGCAAGACATTGTGCAGTTTACTTTTTAAGGCAATATACAGACTTAACTTTAAAGGATATAGGAGAGCACGTTAGTACAGGAGCACATCATACAACTGTCCTGCATAGTATTAAGACCTGCAAAAATTTAGTTGATGTTGATGAATTGTTTGCTGAAAAATTCAGTCAGGCAAAAATATTAATAGATTCAAAGTTGCAATTAATTTAATTTTATTATCTTTGTAAAAATGATGGTGGCTTCATCATTTATAAAATATTTAAGACTATCCCAATGGGTGCGGAAAAGCCACTTCCAATCCCGTTGGGTTTTTTATTTATGAATACAGGACAAATAGTAAAAAGCAGAACAACCGAAAGGTTTACCACTCTGCCAAACGAAGTGATTAAGTCAAAAGATTTGTCACTTGAAGATAAAGGTTTATTAAGTTACCTTTTATCATTGCCTTCAGATTGGGTAATATATAAGCAAAATTTATACAATAGTTTACCTGATAAAAAAGGATCAATTGACAAGTCATTTAAAAACCTGCAAAAAAAAGGATATATTTTATCTGTAAAGGTTCATGATCAAAAGACAGGAAGGTTTGTAGGTTGGAACCATGTTGTTTATGATATACCTGCCGAGATAGAGAAAAACCGAGAATCGGAAAACCCGACTTCGGAAATTACCGAGTTCGGTGAAAGTGCTCATATACTAAATACTAATGTATTACAAAAGACTAATTTAATACAAAATACTAAGTGTGTACAAAAGCCATCAATTTCTGAGGTTGAAGATTATTTTTTAGAAAAAGGCAGTACAATAGAAGCAGCAAAAAAGGCATTTGAGTATTATGATGTGGCTGATTGGAAAGATTCCAAAGGGAAACCTGTAAAAAATTGGAAACAAAAAATGTTAGCTGTTTGGATAAATAATTCTAACTTTAACAATAACTTTAAATCACCTAAAACTAAAAAAGAACAATATGAGCAATGGTATGAACGAATCAAAAATTCTATTGGCAGCGAAGAAAACTCCCAGACTTATGGACTGCTCAACTCAAGAAATACTTGAAATACTTACAAAGGCTATGATCCTATTGGGAGTTAAGGGGGATAGATTACCATCTGAATTTGAAATGAAATATATGAGTCAAATGGTAAAAGTTGATTATGCACAATTACCAATAGGTGAATTTGAACTTGCCTTTGAATTGATGATAAAAGATAAATTGGATGAAAATCCTGAAACCTATCAAAACTTTTCAGCATTATATCTTTCCAGAATGATGACCAGTTATGCAAGATGGGCTTATAAATACAGATTAGAAGAAAAGATTGAACCACAAAAACAATTAGCACCTGCAAATATTGATGATGATGAAATTTTGAAGATGTCTTTGGATATTTACAAAAAGCATAAAGATTGGAATCATATTTTTATGGGTTTAAAATGTTTTAATATTATCCACAAAAGAGGAATAGTTACTGACTTTGAAGGTACTTTGAAAAGAACAGAGGAGGCAATTAGAAAACAATATCAATATGCATCCCACAAAGAAAGAAAAGAAATGAATGAATTTTTAGAAGATGATGAACAGATGGAGTTAGCCTGTAGGAGAATGGCAGTTGCTGAATATTTCAATAAATTAATCTAATTTTATGAAGTGTAAACATTGTTTTAAATTTTATACAGTTACGATTCATAATGGCAAAACAGGTAAAACAGACTGCCCACATTGCGGAATCATCCAAAGAACTGACTGCATCCGACCTAACAAAATGGGCGAAGGCAGAAGGGGAAAGATTGGGTATGAGGCTGAACAGAGTCAACAATATACCTGTCAGGAGGAGAAAAGGAACAATAGAGAAAGGATGGGCAGACTTGCAAGGATATAATCAATTAGGATTATATGTTGCAATAGAGGTTAAAAAAATAGGCGATAGGTTAAGTAAAGAACAAACTCAAAGACTGAACGATGTTATTGATTGTGGAGGGATAGCATACATCTGTATACAGCAAGGTAAAAATCCAATTTTGCAGAAATGGACAAAAACGGAATATTAACTGAGCTGTGGAATAGCGAGGAGGTAAATCAGGCTATTAAGAAAATGCATCCTGTAGAGTTGCAGGATGATTTGAAAAGTGAAGTATTTCTGATTCTGGCTGAACTTGAAGATCAGAAAGTTATTGAGTTATATGAAAGAAAACAGATCAGATTTTACATGGTAAGGATCATGCTGAATCTGGTTCAGTCAACAGATAAAAAGTTCTTTAAAAAGTACAGGGATTTTGTAGAATGGCAACCAATAGAAAAGATTGATGAGGTTGAGGTTGATATTTCAGAAAATGTGATGCAGCATATTGAGGGACTTTATTGGTATCAAAAGGAAATATTAAGGCTCTATGCTTTTGAGTTTAAATGTAACGCAAAGGAGTTAAGCAGACAGACAGGCATACCATACATGAGTATAATAAGAACTTTAAACCAGACTAAAAACGAATTAAAAAAACTGATTAGGAAATGAATAATAAAATTACAATCAGAAATTTATGTGCTTTGCTTTGTGCAGACATTGATATAAAATTGTTAAGAAAGCCTGATCAAGAAACAGATTTAATTAGAAAATTTAATGTTTCTGAAATTAGATCACAGATTGAAGATTCTATGATTAGAGTTATTAATGTTTTAGAGGAAAGTAATTATAATATAGATAAAACAATTGAGCCATGATAATAGTCGCAGCTTTAATGTTTGCAATATTCTTTGTAGAGATACACAGATTTGATCAGAAATGGAAATTAGATTTTAAACCTTTCAACTGTGCGAGTTGCTTGGCAGCATGGATTGCCTTAGCACTTTATTTTTTGCCTGTAGAGATTACTGAGATCATGGCTTATATGTTTACTGCAGGATCATTAGCACCAATTATGAGAATGCTATTTTTAAAACTTTATAAAATATTATCATGAAACAAGAACACAAAGATTATCTGGAGGAACATATAGGTAATTTTCATACAGTCCAAAATGGGTATGTACGCAATTTAGATATTCAATTACTCAATATGTATGAGCATATATACAGGTCATATCTCGATCCAAACTTTGTACTGACTAAATGGTGCAGCAGTTGTGTTATGGATATGCTCAAAAGACTTTACACACACTATTTTAATTTGCCACAGGAGCAAGTTCAGGATTTGCCAATTGTACAAGAATCTGTACAAGATCCTGTACAAGAACAACCTAAAAAGAGAGGCAGACCAAAGAAATGAGAATACTTGCAATAACCTCAAAGTTTTCAGGTGTAGGATACCATAGGATTATGCTGCCTTTGGTGCATATGCAGAAAGATTACTGTTTGGTAACTGACACACTAAGTGAGGAAATAGTTAGTCAGGGATTTGATATATTTGTTATGAACAGATTCTTGGCTGATATAAGCATTCAGCAGATCATTGATTGGAGAAATAAATATGGCTTTAAATTAGTTGTTGACAATGATGATTATTGGCAACTTGATCCAACTCATATTCTTTACAATAGATATGAGGCAAATAACATAACAGACAAAATTCTGCAGTATATTAAGATTGCGGATTTATGCACTTGCACTCACGAAAGACTTGCAGATGCAATCTATCAATATAACCAGAATATAGAGATACTGCCTAATTCTTTGCCATACGGAGAGGAGCAGTTTCTGGACAATAAAATCGAATCGGATAAACTCAGATTGTTTTGGTCAGGATCAGGAACACATGAAAAAGATTTGAAGATTATAAAAGAGCCTGTCAAGAGATTAATGGGAGAGAATGTTAAAATGGTCATTGCAGGTTATAATGAAAGCGAGGGTGAAGTATGGAATAATATGTGCTATTATTTTTCTGCAGGTAGGAAACTTGACACACATATTTACAGATATTCACCTATTGAGAGATATATGGCTGCCTATGCTGATTCTGATGTGAGTTTGATTCCTTTGGTTGAGTCAAAGTTTAATGGCATGAAAAGCAATCTCAAGGTTTTAGAAACTGCAGCAAAGAAAAATCCTGCTATAGTTTCTGATGTTGATCCATATAAAAATCTGCCTGTATTATACGTTAAAAAACAATCTGATTGGTATAAGCATATAAAGAATTTGTTAAACGATCCACAGATGCGAGTTGAGTTAGGGCAGCAGCTTTTTGAATACTGCCAAAAGAATTACAATTTCAAAGAGATAAATATTAAAAGAAACAGCATTTATAGTAAACTGATCTAAATGCCTGTTATAAAATGCTCAAACGGAAAATACAGAATTGGTAACGGATCATGTATTTACGATTCAGAGGAAAAAGCACACAGAGCATGGGCAGCAATAAGGGTTGCAATGGCAGACAGTTACAATGATTATCCACAATCAGCAGTTAACGCAGCAAAAAGAGCAATAGATTGGGCAGAAAAAAATGGATGGGGATCATGCCTAACTCCTGTAGGAAAAGCCAGAGCATACCAATTAGCAAGAAAAGAAAACATCACAAGGGATACGATAGCGAGAATGGCAGCCTTTGCAAGGCATTTGCAGTATAAGGATGTGCCATATTCAAAAGGTTGTGGAGGTTTAGCTGTAGATGCATGGGGCGGTCAGGCAGGAATTGAATGGGCTCAACGTAAATTACAAGAAATAAAAGATGGACAAAAATAGTATTGGAATGTGCTTTGCCACAATCCTGACAAACATATTTGCAAACGTTACTTTATCAGAGATGGGCAACATAGTGACTATCGGTGTGGGTTTAACAACTATTGTTTATAACGTTTACAAAATTAGAAGCGAGAAAAAGAAATGAGAGAATTCTTCACCGAAGATAATAACAGATTGAGCATGAAGCGATTGTGCGGATTTGTCTGCACAGTCAGTCTTTGTGCTGAATTGTTTCACAGAGGTGGGGATGTTTTGGTTACTTCAATTGCCTTTATTGGTGCAGGATATTTAGGGCTTACAACAGCAGAGAAAATATTTAAGAAATGAAACTGAGTGAACATCTTGAATTGGCTGAGGTCATCAGGAGTGAATCAGCTAAACGGAGAGGCATTTCAAATATGCCAACTGAGGAACATATTGCTAATCTTAAAAAGTTGGCAGAAAATGTTTTTGAACCTATACGTGCAAATTTCAGGCAGCCTATACGTATAAGTTCAGGTTATAGGAGTCAATCATTAAATGCAGCTATTGGAGGTGCAACAAACTCACAGCATAGTACAGGTGAGGCAATTGATATTGATATGCAAGGCACTTCATTAACGAATAAAGAAATTTTTAATTTTATAAAAAATAAACTTAACTTTGATCAGCTCATTTACGAATTTGGGAATAATACAGAACCTGATTGGGTTCATGTTAGTTACAAATCAAATGGGCAGCAGAGGAAACAGGTATTGAAAGCCATAAAGGAAAATGGCAAAACAAAATATATACCTTATGCCGACAAAACGTAGGCGGTTATTTTTTGATTGTGAAACCTCACCCAATTTGGGTGTGTTCTGGTCAGCAGGATATAAACAAAACATTGATTACTCGAATATTATAAAAGAAAGAGCAATCATTTGTATTTGTTATAAGTGGGAGGAGGAAAAGCAAGTTTATGGATTGAATTGGGATAAAAAGCAGGATGACAAAAAAATGCTGCAGCAATTTATTGAGGTCGCTAATCAGGCAACTGAATTAATTGGGCATAATGGGGATAAATTTGATTTGGCATGGATTAGGACAAGATGTTTATTTCATGGTATTGATATGTTTCCAACATATACAACTATTGATACATTAAAGGTTGCGAGGTCAAAGTTTAGATTTAACTCGAATAGGCTCAATTACATTGCGAGTTATTTGGGAATAGGTAAAAAGATTAAGACTGAGTTTGATTTGTGGAAATCAATACTTTTGGATAATGATCTTGTGGCAATGGAAAAGATGTTAAAGTATTGCAAACAGGATGTGGTACTTTTAGAAAAGGTTTTTAAACATTTGAATAACCATATTGAGCCCAAAAGTCATTATGGTGTTATTTTTGGTGCTGACAGAGGAAGTTGCCCTGAATGTGGATCAGATGATCTTATCATTCAACAAAGGAAAACAACAGCATCAGGAGTTAAAAAAATAATTTATCAATGTAAAACTTGTTATAAATTCCACAGAAAAACTGACAAATAATGTTACCAAAAAAAGTAAATAAAATGAGCATCGAAGAACAGGAAGTGTATTTGATTAATAAAATGCAGGAGTTGTACAAGAAAGAGGAAATTTATAGAAGGGCATTGGCAAAGGTGCGAGGTAATCATAAAATAGATTTGTCAGATTTGGAAAGACCTGATTTATTGGAAATGAAAGTTGAACAGAATTAAAGTTAAATATCGCAAACTTGGCAAACATAAAGTCTGGGGATTCTCAGACAGTTCTGGTTTTGTTGAGTTAGATGCAACTCTCAAAGGGAAAAAAGCATTAGAAATATTAGTCCATGAGTGTTTGCACTTACTTTATCCTGTTGATACAGAGGAGGAAATTGTAAATAAAAGTATAACTTTGACAAATACTCTTTGGCATGAAAAGTATAGAAAGATAGATGACAAAGAGGATATACCAATGCAAGATGGCTCACTATGAAAAAACATACACAGATATACATGAAATATTTCGGATATGGAGTTGATGATTTCATTGGCTGTGAAGTATGCGGTAACAAAGCTGTTGACATTCATCATATTGATTGTCGGGGGATGGGTGGCAGCAAAGACAAAGACAAGATCGAAAACCTGATGGCAGTCTGCAGAATGTGCCATGAAAAGTATGGTGACAAAAAAGAATACACAGAATTACTAAAACAAACACATCACAGATTTATCGAAATTTATGGCAAAATGTACTGACAAAGAATTTCTGGAAACAGAATTAAAAATGGGGATTAGCTTAGATAATCCTGCATTCATGGAGTTGGCAAAAAATACTGTTGCTCAATTAAATGGATATGGATCAAAGATTCTGGATTATGGCTGTGGAGTTGGAGCATATTCAAAGGCAGCTATTGAGCATGGTTTTGAGGTTTATGCATTCGAGAAGTTCAAGGCTCACAAAGATTATTTAAAGGCAAATTTGCCTGAATTAAAGGTAGTGAATAAACTACCAAAAACAGATATATTAATGTTCATTGAAACAGCAGAACATATGACTGATGATGAAATAAAAGGCATTTTTCAGCATATAAATCCAATATGGATTCTGTTTAGCAGTACAAGTGAAAAAACTGCCAATGATGAAATGTGGGGGCATATAAACGTAAAAGAACAAAAAGAGTGGGATGATTTCTTTTTTAAGTTAGGGTACAGAATACACAAAAACGTACCACTCCCAACTGAATGGTCAAAGATTTATCAATTAATGTAATATGAAACCTAAATTTAGATTAGAAGTTGAAGCAGGAGTATATGAAACAGATACTTTCTGGCAATTAATTATCGAAGTATTGAGCCACAGATTTTGGCATTTGAGAAAACATGGTAAATGGATTGACTAATGAAAAAAGGATCACAGGATAAAATAAAAGTTACCTTTGGTAAACGAAAGAAAGGCAAAGCACAGAAATCATTCAATAAACATGACAGAAAAGAACGAAATTATCGTGGTCAGGGTAGGGGAAATTAAACCCAACCCAAACAATCCAAGAATCATAAAGGATGACAAGTTCAAGAAACTTGTTAAAAGCATTCAGGAGTTCCCACAGATGCTCAATATAAGACCAATCGTTGTTAATGATGATATGGTAGTATTGGGAGGTAATATGCGTTTAAAGGCTTGTAAGGAAGCAGGATTAAAAGAACTGCCTATTATAAAGGCTTCGAGTTTAACAGAGGAACAGCAGAAAGAATTTATCATAAAGGATAATGTTGGATTTGGTGAATGGGATTGGGAAAGCATAGCAAATCAATGGGATGCTGAACAATTAACAGAATGGGGATTGGATATTCCATTATTCAAACCAATGGAAGAACCTGATGATTTAAGTGAAAAAATTAAAACATCATTCAGAATTGAAGTTGTTTGTAAAGATGAAATTGAGCAAGAACAGAAATATAACAAGTTAATTGAAATGGGTTACGAATGCCGACTTTTGACATTATAAAAGAAACAAAGCCTAAAAAAACATTTAGGGTTGCATCGGTAATCGGTAAATTCGATTTACAGAGTGAACATATAATTGAACAATTTAAAGGAAGTATTGACATTGATGATAATTGGCAAATTGGATTAATAGTAGGTAAAAGTGGAACAGGTAAAACAACAATTGCAAAACAATTATTTCCTGAATCATATATATCAAATTTTGAATATAATAAAGAAACAGTATTGGATGATATGCCTGAAAGTTGTTCTGTCGAACAAATAACATCAGCATTCAATTCTGTAGGATTTAGCAGTCCACCAAGTTGGTTAAAACCTTATTCAGTTTTGAGTAATGGACAAAAGATGCGAGTTGATTTAGCAAATGCAATATTATCTGATAAAGAGTTATTTGTATTTGATGAATTTACAAGTGTAGTTGATAGAAATGTTGCACAAATAGGATCATTTGCAATGCAAAAGGCAATCAGAAAAACTAAAAAAAAGTTTATAGCTGTAACTTGTCATTTTGATGTTGAAGATTGGTTGTTACCTGATTGGGTATTTGATACAGATACAATGACCTTTCGTAAATGCGAAGGGCAAAAAAAAAATAGACCAGACATCAAATTCGAGATATTCAGTACAAACGATAAAACAATATGGAAAATGTTTGCAAAGCATCACTATTTGAGTCACACACACAACAATGCTGCAAATGTTTATATTGCTACAATAAACGATAATATAGCAGGTTTCCTTTCTGTTTTACATTTACCACATCCAAAAGTTACAAATATGAAGAAAGTACATAGATTAGTTGTATTGCCTGACTATCAAGGTGCTGGATTTGGTTTAAAATTTTTGAATATGATAGGCGAATATTATAAAAAAAATAAATATAGATTTAATATACTTACTTCTTCTCCAAGTTTAATATATGGATTGAAAAAAGATAATAAATGGTCATGTACAAGAATTGGAAGAAAAACTCCACAAACTGGTGTTCTAACAAGCACAGGTAGTCATGATAGAATAACAGCATCATTTGAATTAAAAACAATGGCATAACAATGGCAAAGAGAATCGAACAAGAACATGGTGGTGTTATAAATAATTGGGAAAAAGGCGAGTCAGGTAATCCAAAAGGTAGGCCAAGAAAGTATGTAAGTCTTTTAAAAGAGCAAGGATATAAGCTATCCGAAATAAACGATAGCATTCAGGCAATGATGTCAATGACTATTGAGGAACTTAAAGCTGTATGGGATAACCCACAGGCGACAGTACTTGAAAAAACAGTTGCACACGCAATGAGAAAGAGTTTAGAAAAAGGAAGCCTTTATTCACTTGAAACATTACTGACAAGAGTATATGGTAAGCCGAAAGAACAAATGGACATCAACACAGATAATAAGGTTGAGATCGTATTTGTTGAAGGCAAATCAATATTATGAGAATTGAGTTTTCTGCTGCACATATTAATCAAAAACCTATTCTTGAAAGTCAAGCAAGGTTTAATGTGCTTATGTGCGGTCGAAGATTCGGCAAGAGTGAACTATGTCTGATTAAGATTATAAAGACTGCCTGTTTTGGTCAGAATCTTGCATACATAACCCCTACATATAAACTTGCAAAAGTATTCTTTAATAAGTTAGGCAATGCCCTACCTTACCCAAAAAACCAATCAGATTTAAAGATTGACTTTCCGAATGGTGGATCAGTTGAGTTCTTTACAGGGGAAAGGTTAGATGGTTTACGAGGTCGAAAGTTTCATGGGGTTATAATAGATGAGGCAGCTTTCATTTCAGATTTAGAAAACGGATGGCTTAATTCAATCAGACCTACCTTAACAGACTATAAAGGTTGGGCAATGTTCTTGAGCACCCCAAGAGGGCAAAATTTCTTTTATAGCCTATTCAATAAAGGGGGCGAAAAAGATTGGGCGAGTTTTAAATATACTACATACGATAACCCATACATAGATCGGGATGAAATAGAAGATGCCAAAAGTCAGTTACCTGCTGCTGTATTCGAACAGGAGTACATGGCGAATCCAATGGAAAACGCAGCCAATCCATTCGGGAACGAATATATAAGAAACTGTATTCGACCAATGAGCAACCGAGAGCCTGTAGTGTTCGGGATAGACCTTGCCAAGTCATATGACTATACAGTAATAATAGGATTGGATTCTGAAGGCAATACAGCCTTTTTTAGCCGGTTTCAAAAGGATTGGAATAGTACCAAGCAAGAGATACTAAAACTGCCTAAAAAGCCCATTATAATCGATTCTACAGGGGTTGGTGACCCGATATTCGAAGACCTTCAAAGAGCAGGACTGATCATAAATGGCTTGAAATTTACCCAAAATAGCAAACAACAGTTAATGGTCGGGCTTCAAACAGCTATCCAAACAGGGCGCATTGGATATCCTACCGGTTTGATTGTCAACGAATTAGAGGTATTTGAGTATCAATATACAGCATCAGGGGTTAAATATTCTGCACCTTCAGGATTTCATGATGACTGTGTTATGGCTTTGGCTTTGGCATGGCACAATATGAATTTCAAAGCAGGTTCAGGAAAATACAATTTTCTTTAAAAAAAAGTTTAAAAAATATTTGGTGGATATAAAAAAAGGTTTATCTTTGATGTATCAAAACAACCAAATATGAAAAAGATTACAAAAGCAACAGTTAAAAGTTTCATCAGAAAGAATGAAGGTAAAATTTATGTAAAAGTTCAATCATCATTTGATGGCATGGTTGACGGAATTAGATTCATTGAAGATCAATTTGAAATTGCAGAAAAAGAAACAGTTAATACAGATCACACATTCGGCATTAAAGGTGCATGGTTTGTAGGTCATTCAAGAGATTATTGTAGAGCATATGAAGATCAAAACTTTGTTGGGTATTATATTCATAATGCTTGTGGAAGTTTTTATTTAACCACTAAAAAATAATAAAATGAAAAAGGAAAACTTAAATTTAATTTTAGCTTTGATTATCGGAGCAATCATTATTGGTTTAATGCAAGACAATTACTGTTTATGAAACTACACAACAAAGATGTCATAATTGACTTGCTCACAAACAAAGAGCATTTAAGGGATAACGATCAGGCTTTGATAGCGAATATATGGTGGCGAGAATTAGTCACACAAGGCAAAGACAAATCAACTGCTTTTGAAATGCTCAAAGTATTTTCGGAAGGTAAGTTATCCAACCCTGAATCAATCAGAAGGTCAAGGCAAAAGATACAGGAAGAACAACCTGAATTAAGGGGAGCAAGTTACCGAGCAAGACATAGAGAACAAGATAATGTTAAAGAACAATTAGGTTACAATTAAAAGTTTATTTATATTTGTAAAAACCACTTATTATGAAAATCGAATTAATCAAAGAAACAGACTTTGCAGGACACTCAACGTATTTCATTACAATAGATGACAAATACGTTACAGGATCAATGGTAACAAATGAGGAAAAGGCAATTGAAATGTATGAGTTTGCTGTAGCGAATAAGGGAGAGAAAAAAGTTGAAATAATCAAACAAACAGAGATATGATAGGAGAACTACTAAGGAAAACAAGACAAGAGCAAAACCTAACCCAGAAACAATTGGCTGAGAAATCAGGCATCAGCTTTGTTTCAATTAATCGTATTGAAAATGGCAATCCACCCAGACTTTCAGTCATCACAAAAATTTTCTCAGCAATGGGCAAAGAGGTATCAATCAACATTACTGACACAACTCAAGTGGTTGGCTAAGGTCATTTGGTTTCCAATATCTGTGATGATATTTTTACCTATTGTCTTAATCGGTATTTATGGAGCATTCACAGAATGGTATGATAAAATTCACTACTGATGACATGGAATGATATAAACGTTTTTCAATTTCAACAAATTGTAAAAGCAAGAGAGGAAAAGGAATCTATTGAAAGAGATAGTAAACTTATTGCAATAATAAATGGTTGGGGTGAGATGCAAGTTGATTCTCTGACTGTTGCAGAGTTCAATAAAGAAAGAGAAAAACTTAGATTTCTGGATGAAGATATAACAGGCAAGGCTGTTAACTATATAACCATAAATAAACGCAGGTATAAATGCATTTATGATCTTAGAAAGATTAATGCAGCCAGATATATTGAAAGCAAAACATTCTCACAGGACTTAATCCCTAACCTGCATAAAATAGCAGCATCATTAGTGCATCCAATGAAAAAGACTTTCTTTGGTTGGAGGCTTGATAAATATGATGCAGCCAAACATGAGGAATATTCTCAGGATATGTTAGAGGCAAGATTTGTAGATGTTTATCATTCCGTTGTTTTTTTTTATCAAGTCTACAGAAATTGGATGGAGGTTTCAAAGGGTTATTTGATAGCGGAGATGATCAACAAGGGAGTGATCAACCCAGAAAAGGTGGTAGCAGATTTGCTGAATATTATGGATGGCAATATTGCACCAAAACTGTTGCCGACCACGAAAATATCACAGTTACAGAAGCGTATGAATTACCAATAATTCATTACCTTAACACTCTGGCATATCTAAAAGCAGAAAGAGATTTTAAAAAGAACGGATAAATGGAAATAGAAATCTTATATCATTCAGACACAACACGAATGCTCAAAGATTTAGATATGGACTTTAATTGGGATGATTTAGATAGAGTGATGGCATATTTCTGCAATATAGATGTGATCCTGCCATATGTAAGGGATGGAATTGAATATACAGAAATTCATGTTGGAAATCATACTTATATCAGCACAGTACCTTATTTGTTATTAAAGAAAGTTTTAATTCAGTTACAATAGTTTTTTCATAGCGGTTGATTCACCCTGCCTTTTTAGGCGGGGTTTTTTATTCCAGATATTTTCCCAGATTTAGCTCATTTATAATTGTGAATAGAGCACAGGCACAATTTATTAAAGAGCAATTCCTGAGCAGATTTTCAGGTCAATATCAAAAGATTGATCCTGAAAAATTTTCTGTATTGGAGCAGATTCTTTTTGCTGCAGGTTTAGAGTTCAATGATACCATAAGGAGAAATCTGGAAAAGTCTGGATCAATAGCATCAGGAGGTTTGGCAGATGTATCTGCTCCTCAAGTATATCAGGAAGGAACTAATTATGTTTTGGGTGTAGGTTATCCAATAGGCTCAAAACAAATGAAGTATTATGATTTTATAAATAAGGGTGTTAAAGGTGTAGGAGGTCCAAAAGCAAAGCCCAATAAAAATAGTGGTAAATATTCTTTTAAATCACCAAGACCTAATTATTTAATGGCAATATCCATTTTAAAATGGTTAAGAAATGCAAGGAATAAAGGTACTGCAGATAGGGTTGATCTAAGCAAAGTCCAAAAAAAACGGAGGAAACTTAGTAAAATGGTTGACGAGGCTGCAAGTCGAAGAAAACTCAGCTTTGCAATTTCATCAAAAATTAAGAGAGATGGTATAAGAGCAACTTATTATTTTGACAGAGCAGTTAACAAAATATTTAATCAGGATTTTAAAGATGCTGTTGAAACTGCATTAGGTGCAGATATTTTAATTCAAATCAGACAAGAATATGGCAATAACAATAACAGATAGTCCTGCAGCATATGCATCACTACATGATGATTTGTGGTTTGTTTCAACATCAACAAACTCAGGAACTACTAACTTTAAGTTTATATACGATGTAAGGGTGAACGGAAATATCGTTAGCACAGTAAAAGTTTTCCCTGATCCCTCTGGTAGTGTTGGAATTTTCAATGCATCACCAATTGTCAGGGCATACGTTACAAACTACTTTGAGCCATCTGGTAATTCAATTCTGGTGGCATCTAATGACAAATTAAAGGTCACTTATAATGTTGCTGTAGGTGAGGAGGTGACAGGTACGATCACTCGAAACATGGCATCTGGTGAGTTTAGCAGCTACAATTACTATCCACCATTGTTTGCGGATATTCTTGCAATCAACGATAATACTCCATTGGTATTATCTAACTATTATGATAATCTTTTGATTGAGAATTTTAGTGATGATTGGCTGACTGAAAGAGATGCTGAAAATATTGGAATTGAATATGGTGATAATTTTTATGCAACATATTTCAAGAAAACAGGCGGTCAATATTCAGCATGGGTTGAGGTTGTTAATGAGGGAGGTTCAATATTAAATACAGTTAGCGGAAGCATCACATTGGCAGGTGAAATGAATCTGTTTAATTTACAGGCTGCTCATGTTAATGAATGGGCAGGTAGTGAAATAATCACTAACTCTACTTACGGATATAATTTCTATATAAAAAGAGGTTTAGCTGTTTCAAGAGTTTTGAAGTTCAGACAAAAATGCTATCCAAAATATAAGCAATATAACCTGCATTTCTTGAATAGGCTTGGCGGTTGGGACACAATGAAATTTGCTTTGGTCAATAGGCGAAGCAGCGAGTTTCAGAGGAGTTCATACAGGAGAAATGATTGGCAATTATCAGGCAACCAGATGAAAAACGTTGACTCATACAATAGGTATAATGAAACTGCTTTGAACTATGCAATACAACATAAAGACAGATTCCATTTAATATCTGATTGGGTAAATGAACAGGATTATACATGGTTGGCTCAATTGGTTGCGAGTTCAATATGTTATATTGAGGTACAAGGTGCATATTTCCCTGTGACAATTTCAAGTACAAGCTATCAATATAAGGTTGAGAGTGCAGACAAACTATTTAATTTTGAGATAGACATTGAGGTTAGTAAATACTTAAACTCACAGTTTAGATGATATCAACAGAGATTTATATTGAAGATAATAGGTTGGATTTGGTTGATGAGATTTCAACTGAGTTTCAGTATGCCATTGATGACATTCAGGATTTTGGTAGTAAAAATACTTCCTTTTCTAAAACGATCAATATCACAGGTACTGCCAATAACAATAAAATATTTGGTTTTGTATTCGATTTAGGAAATGCCAATATCACAGATAATGATCAGCCTAACGTGGGATATAACTTCAATGCATCTAAGGTTGCAAACTGTAGGATATTCATTGATAAAATACAGATATTTAAAGGCGTTTTAAGGCTATTAGAGATCGTTAAAGATGGATCAGCAATAGAATATCAATGTGCAGTTTTCGGTGAATTAGGAGGCTTTATTTCAGCTTTAGGAAACAAAAGATTAGAGGACTTGGCAAATGTTTCTGGTGGAGGTTATCCTATATATAGTGAATATAATGAGGCATGGAATACCACAAATATTTTAGATCAATCTGTACCTGTTTCAGGAAGTCCAATTCTTTATGGCTTAATTGACATAGGGAATGTGAGTACAAATAAGGTTGATTTTGATTTCAGAGCATTTAGACCATGTTTCAAGGTTAAAGAAATGCTTGAAAAGATTAGGATTCAATCTGGTTATACTTGGGATTTCTCATATTTGAGCAATTCTTTATTTGATAGACTTGTAATTCCTACAAATAGAAAGGTTTTATCCAATTCAACTACACAGGCATTTTTAGCAAATGCAGTTGCTGCAACTTATACAACAGATAATTACCCAGATTTTACAGTTGTCACAGCAGGTAACTTTACATTGGTCGGTAATTCATATAGATACAATGGTGCATCTGCTTTGCCTTGCACAATAGTTGCAGAATTATATGGAGAGTTTTTAGATGTGCAAATGGATGGCATGGGTAATTATTATGATGTAACTGTATCAATTCGAGTTAATGGATTAGAGGTTGCATCTGATATATTTCCTGTTTCCTATCTGCCCAGATATTTTAATATATATAAAGAATATTCTGTAACACTAAATACTAACGATTACATAGATGTTTATGTATCATCTGCAGCAACTCAATACTCAATCAGTTCAGGTTATTTGCGAGTTAATACAGCAACCGTTACAGATGTACCTATAAATTACAATGAAACAATTCAATTTGATAAACAATTGCCTCAGGGTATTTTCCAGAGAGATTTCTTTTTATCAATTTGCAAAATGTTTAATCTTTATGTTTATGATGATCCTGTAGAAGAAAAGAAAATAATTATAAAACCATATATTGATTTTTATAGCGGTGCTACAGAAGATTGGACAAACAAAATTGATAGATCAAAACCAATGAGCATTAAACCAATGAGTGAAATCAATGCCAGATATTATCAATTTAAGTTTAAGCAGGATAATGATTTGTATAATGAAAACTATAGAAAGAAATACTCAGAGGGTTATGGTGATAGGATATTTGATACTGAATTTGATTTTGTTAAAGATACTGACACTACTGAGGTGATATTTAGTGCGAGTCCATTATATCAGGCAACAGGTACTGATAAGATATATCCTGCAATTTATAAAGTTGGATCAACTGCAGGAAATAACAGAGTTGAGGAATCAATGGATTTCAATATCAGAATTTTTCAGGCAAGGTATATAAATGGAAGAACTGCATATAAAATAAAAAATGGAAATAATGATATATTAAATCAGGTTACAACTTATACATATGTAGGTCATTTAGACAATCCATATAATCCAACTAATGATATAAATTTCGGAGCACCAAAAGAGATTTTCTTTACAGCAACAAGTTATCCAACAACTAACCTATTCAATGCATACTATTCAGATTATATGGCTGAGATCACAGACAAAGACAGTAAGCTATTAACCTGCAATGTTTTATTGAATACAATGGATATTTATAATCTTGACTTTGGGAAATTAATCTGGATTGATGGTGTTCTTTTTAGGATTAATACAATTGAAGGTTATAACCCTATGGATTATACAACAACAAAAGTTTCTTTATTAAAGGCAATTGAAAAAACATTCTAATGGCAGAGCAATTAAATTTACAGATAAATATAGGAGGTCAGGATAAGGCTGTAAATTCTATCAGAGAATTAAAACAGGCTATTAAAGAGGCTGAATTTGAAGCATTAAAATTATCTCAACAATTTGGAGAAACTGATCCAAGAGTTGTTGCATTAAGACAACA